GATTTAAGACGGAGAGTGGATACCTTGATATTCTCAGTCCCCTTGTTCCTGCATCCTATGATGTCGTGATTGAGGATGTTCCAGCATTTGTCAGTTCGGCAACGAGTAATGCATCGAGTTTTAAGCTTGGGTATAATTTTGGATTTATAGTTGGCATGTCCCGGGCGGGTGGATTTGCGACCCATCTCATTCGGCCTCAGGCCTGGCAGAAAGGGCTGAAGGGCTTGAGTTCTCGGATGGGGTATACTGAGCGCAAGCGTATGCTTAAGGATAATGCGGTTCGTTTGCATCCGGATTTAAAGATAACTCACGCGACCGCGGATGCTGTATTGATAATGGATTATTGGAAGAAGGAGATGAGGTAGTATGGAAACATTGGTAATATTGATGACTTTGATGATTGGTGGTTTAATTATTTTGGATTTGATAACGCGGGATTGGCCATGATAACAGCGGATGGATTTGATGGGTGCCTGATTGGCAAAGATAGTAAGGATCGTGCAGTTTATGATGCTGACGCAATCATTGAGGTTTTAATATCTCGTGATGATATGAGTCGTGAGGAGGCTGAGGATTTTTTTTGGTTTAATATAGATGGTAGTCACATGGGGTATGACACACCCGTATATGTATTTTTAAATTATGACAGATAGCAAAAATAGCGACAGCGAGGTAGTAAAGTATAACGGAGAAGGTCATGAGATCATTGGTGAGATCAGGGTCTTAAAGATTGTTCATGATGAGGGTGCTGACCGGCCGTTTCATTTGGAATTAGATGTGGATGATGGGGTAACTGGAGAGATTTGCAAGTACGGATCTGAGTGCCTTGGACATTTAGATCTTTTATCCGTCGGCCTGCGAAGCGCATTAATAGAGGGATTGGCTCGGGAAAAAGGTATGTAGGAAAAAAAAGTTTAAAAAAAGTTTGACGGGTGTATAACATTATTCTACCTTAGCGATATCACAAAAATTCACCGGGGACTGCAATCCCCGAGATTTATTAACCAAAAAACGCACACCATAAATATGAGCATAGAAATATTCGATAAAGATATCGCGGGAGGATCTAAATCATGATCCGCGAGAGAGAATCTAATGATTACGACGAGATCCTTAAGCACCTAGAGCTTTGGACCGAAGAACTTGCGGCCCGCGGCCCGAGGGCTATATCCGTCGTCCAACGGGAAATGCACGATTACTTAGATCGTAAGATTGATGAGGAGTTATGGAGTCCGCGAGCTGACCCCAAGCCTGCGCCCTGCATCGATTATGATCATCAGAAAGGATACGAGTAATGAAGATCTACCAAAATAGTTATACCAATGATGAGGGCGAGCATGCCGGATTTGAATGGTTCACATCTAAGGCTGAGGCGAACAAGGTATGGGTCGCTAGGCATAAAGCCGGTCAGGTCGTTGACGGTGATAAGAGCGTTCGTGCTCTGACTGTTGAGATCGGAACCAAGAAGCTCGAGCTTATTAATTTTCTCAATGCTCATGCGAGTTATGGATTTAGTCCGGAGGGTTCAGAATGATTAGTTTAGAATTAGAATCAGGAACCGCGGAGGAAGAGGTTAAATTATTTCTTGAGGGATTAAATATCGTACTTCGTCAATTCGAGGGACGTCTCACAATTGATGAGGCTGCCCATGCGATGATCAGTGTATCCTTTAATATACTTCGCCACGGTGTTGAACATGCGTTGCCGGGTTTATCGAAAGAAGAGGTAAGTGATGAATTGCGCGAGCATTTAAATCGGCTGCTTACATCAATGGAGGATGAGGTATGGAACAAGGAATAACTTTAGCAATAGCATTGGGTCTGTGTGTAAGTGCACCGGCCTGTAAACAAACCACAACACAATTAGCTGAGCCCTATGCTCATGACTATGTATATAGAAAAGGAGATCCCTGCCCTTATGGAAGGAACACAAAGATTGGCGAATCAAATAATGCAGATGGAGACAGCCGTAGATGGCGTGATCGACAGAATCCGGAAAATCGAGGCTATGATAGAGGACATGGAGAATTCACGACCGGTACTCTACATCAACGAAGATACCGCGCTTCTTACATCGGAGGAAGCGGATATCCGATTCATAAAGGGGAAGATCAACGATGAACTGTCCGATATGCGCAACAAATACTTACACAAAGGAAACGAGAAATGTCGATAAATACACACGCCGACGTCGTCACTGCCCTACTTGCGGGACGAGATTCACAACGCGGGAGTACTTCCAAGAAGACCTCGCGATCATCGCGGAGGAAACCAAAATGCTCAGGGAATTCTACGAAGCCCACAAAGGCCGTCGCCCTGAACCGAAACGGTGGGTTGATCAGGAATCACAAGGAGGACTCCACCGACGCCGACAACCGCTTGAGAGAGTTTATGCAGGGCTTAAGAAGCACAAGACTGCTAAACAGTGACAAGGAAGAAGTTGAGCACTGGTATGATCCGCAGTCTGAAAAAAATTACACACTCCAGGAGATTGCTGATATCATGGGCGTTAGCCGCGAGCGTGTTCGTCAGATTGAAGAGACCGCATTGCGGAAGCTTTGGCGGTACATATCAATAATGAACAAACGAGAAGGGGTATCCGAAGATGAAATGTTCCAGCAAATTAATGAGTGCAAAGAAAGCAACGACACAATCTACATGCCCTAAACTTTTTGATTATCAGAAGAGTCATTCTGAGAAATTGATAACCTCTTTATTGGTTAATGGTTATGCAAAAGATGGTAGTGATACGGGCACGGGTAAGACGGTGGTTGCTCTCACCGTCGCCCGTCGCCTGGGTCTTACGCCCTTTGTCATATGCCCTAAGTCTGTTGTCCCGAGCTGGAAAGAATGGGCTGAAAAATTTTCGTATGTGGATTCCCATGTATTTAATTACGAGAAGATTCGTAATGGGAGTACAGAATTCTATACAAAAAACAAACAAACAAAACGAGCTGGCTGTTGGCACTTGGATCCGGCAAAAGCCCTATTGATTTTTGACGAAGATCACCGGTGCAAAAGTGCGAAGAGTGAAAATAGCAAACTTATGATTGCGGCTAAGGAGAGAGGTATCCCTACCCTTTCTTTGGGTGCGACTAGTTGCAGCAACCCGATTGAGATGCGAGCGTTAGGTTATTTGCTTGATATGCATAATGACGCGGGTTGGTGGAACTGGTGTCTTAAGAACGGATGTAAGCGTGGAGTCTTTGGTGGCCTAACTTTCAAGGGTTATGCCAGTGTTTTAAAGCGACTTCATGATCACATCTACAAGGATGGTCGGGGGAGCAGGATACGGATTAAGGATCTGCCCCCCGGCTCGTTCCCTGACAATGTTATTGTCGCAGACGGTTATGACTTGGGAGATGTCCGCAAGGATGTTGACTTAATATATTCAGATTTAAAAGCTGAGCTTGATGAATTAGCCAAGCGCAAAGAGGATGATGTGGACAGTCCACTAAATATTCAGCTACGGGCACGCCAAGAGGTTGAGCTATACAAGGTACCTATTTTTGAGGAGCTTGCAAAGGATGCAGTTGAGAGCGGTAATTCTGTTGTAATCTTTGTAAATTTTCGAGTGACTATGGAAGCTCTGACCAAGCGGTTATCTGGAGTTAGCGAGCTTAGTTTCGTGTATGGAGCTCAGGACATGGGCACTCGGCATTCAGAGATTAAAAAATTTCAGCGTGATGAAAGCCGGATATGTATTTGTATAATTAAGGCCGGTGGAACTGGAGTAAGTTTGCATGATGTAAATGGAAACTTTCCTCGTGTATCTTTAATATCGCCGAGTTTTAGTGCGATTGATTTGCGTCAGGCCTTGGGTCGTGTTCATCGTGCAACCGGTAAGAGTACAAGCATTCAGAAGATAGTATTTGCGAATGACACAGTTGAAATGCGTGTCTGCGAAGCCGTCCGAAAAAAACTTAACAACATAGATCTCATCAATGACGATGAGATGAATCCAATAATATAATGACAAATAAAAACATAGCTAAACTATGGTTCGCTGTAATAGCCTTCGCATTCTGCTGGGGTCTTGTTGGCCAACCTTTAACATCTCCACTTTTCGCGGTAGTTCAAATCGTATCCGCTATACTTTCTTTTTGGGGTATGGCAAGACTTTGGAAATCCGTACCCGAGCCAAAGGCTGAAGGGTGATTAACTTTGGGGCCATAGCTCAGTTGGAAGAGCGCCTGATTTGCATTCAGGAGGTCGTCGGTTCGATCCCGTCTGGCTCCACCAATTTTAATGCTCCCATAGCTCAGTTGGTAGAGCACATCCATGGTAAGGATGGGGTCATCAGTTCGAATCTGATTGGGAGCTCCATTTAATATGAAAACAAAAATAATAGCTATAATCCTCCGACCTCTGACCTTAGTCCGTCGGCTTATGAAAAAAAATGTTCGGCGCTCGGCGAGTGCTGAAGCGCCAGCTGGCGAAAAGTTGATGAGAAGACCATTTTTATAATTGCATATTGTTATACACTCGTATAACAATTAACTAGAACCAAAAACCGCACACCACACAAAAACTATGAGATTTCAACCCGACTACGATCCGAATCCTTTACGATCTAAATTTAAAACAATTAACAGCTTGGATGATTTACCAGCTGAACGAATTGAGCTTATGAATGAGCTCAAGGCAAAGATTTCTGAAATGCTTGCAACTCAAGAAAAGAATCATCCGGAAGAAGATTCTAAGCTCGCATACACGGCCTTCCAGGAAATGCAGCTTCACGCTCTTCAGCAGGAGATCAAGAACATGTATACAATTATAATGGAAATGGCTAACGCACTTGATCGATTGCAGAAATGAGCAAGGACGACTTACCGATTATAAAGATCGTTTCCGAAGAGGAAGAAGTGTTTGTAAAAATGGTTCTCGAGATGGAGGACGAAACTATGGACATGCTCGTTCGCTGGGGTAAGGAAGATGCAACCGACGAGGATTATGTAAACATAGCAATCCGCGAAGGATTACTTAACACTTTAAAGGAGAGAGATGAAGATACAAATAACTGATTTAGATAGCGAGTATTCCGCAGAGATAAAAGACGGGTGTACATTGGACGAAATAGTAACCGAGCTTAAAGGTTTACTCGTTTGCTGCGGCTTCAACCCTGCGACCGTTGACCAAAACCTAAATACTGGAGAGTGGGGGCTTGCAGACGATGAGTAGTCCAGAAGATCACCACGAGCTTGGGCCGAGCACATTAAAATATGTGGAGATTTGCCCGAGCTATCGGAGTAGTAACGAGACCAATCCATTCGCGGAGGAAGGAACTAAATTACATGCCGCGGCAGAGACCGGTAATTTGGATGGATTGGACGAGGAGCAATTAAAATGTGTAATAGCGTGTCTAGATTACATTAAACCATTGGAAGAAAAAGCAGATGATATCTATAAGGAACTACGAGTCGAAATCAGACATGGGTAGTAGTGATGGGTATTCTAGTATTGAAGGAGTTATTCGGCAGAGCACAGACAATGCTATTAAAAGGTATGAACTCACTCTGTTACTTGATAAATCTACAGTCTATGGGGAGAGTGTTATTGAACGTGGTGGAAGCGTTTACATTCGCACTCATAATGACGACATCCCGGTTTACGCATTCAAAATGAACAAAGAATTGGAGAGGATATTAAAAGATGGCTACGATATTTGGAACGGTTGATGTTGTTATAATAAAAGATGATCACGTTGACATTGTTGATTACAAATATGGACGTGGTCAGGTAGATGATAGTGATATCAATATTCAGGGTCAGGCGTATTTGCTTGGCGTAATGGATAAATTCCCAAAACTTCAGACCGCGACCGTGCATTTTATTTTACCAAGGCGCGATGAGATATTGACTCACAGCTATAAGCGTTCGGACATGGAAGATATCCGTCTTCGGATTAATTTAATTATTGAGAAGGCAGAAGTTGAGCTAGAAAATCGGGAAGCTATTCCCAATAGTGAAGGCTGTCGGTACTGCAAGCATAAGCTCTCCTGCCCCGCCCTATCGGATAAATTATTACCTCTTGCTAAAAAATACAGCGAGAGCGTAACAGATTTCGAGATGAATTTGTGGGGGAGCTACAGCCCTGATAAAGTCGAGGATCCAGCGGTCTTATCTCGCATGCTTAATGTCGCGGCTGTTGTTGATAAGTGGCAAGCTGCTGCAAAGAAACAAGCATTAAAGCTGGCAGTCGAAAAGGGAGAGGATATACCCGGTTACAGTTTACATTATAGAAATGCTACAGCAAAGATTGAGAATGGTCAGGAAGCCTATGATTCAGTTTCTGATCTATTAACTCCTGATGAATTTATGGATGCGTGCAATGTATCGGTAACAAAATTAGCAAAAGCATATTCTGACAAACTCCCTCATGGGGAGAAGAAAACTGCTCGCGGAGCAATTGAAACTAGGCTTGAGGAATCCGGAGTTTTACCCGCAGAAGAAGACCGGGATCGATCTCCTTATCTTCGCAAGTCTCAAAATCTTTAATCTGAGTGTATAACATTCAGCATACAAACAAATACAAAATAACAAATAACAAAATAGTAAAATGGCAAAAGCAACATTAAGTGAAAAAGTAAGTGAAACGACCTCCGATGCGGAAGCAGCAGGAGATATTATTGAAGGTTCTCCAACAGCAACATTGGCGGTTGCACCCGGCGCGGGTTTGGTTGGTGACTTTGATGCGAGCGACATCAGCTTTCCCAAGCTGCAAATTGCTCAGGGAGTAGGAGCGTTATCTGAAACCTATAAAAAAGGAACCATCGTTCTTGATGGTGAAACAGAAATCAGTGATGGCGAAAAAGAGGTAGAAATCACAGTATGCCGCATTGGTAAAATGTTTGAAGAAAACATTGAATGGGACAGCGGAGAAATCCCTCGTATTATGAATACGAAAGCGGAAGTTCTTGAAGCGGATCCAGAAGCAACCTTTGTATGGCAGGATGGAACACCAGCATCGTGGAAAGCGATAGCGGATGCTTTGGTATGCATCAAGGGTGACAATCCTGATGACTTTCCATTCGAGCATGACGGAAATAATTATGCCTTTGCGATATGGAGAATTAAGGGAACCGCATATAAACATGCAGCAGTACCTATTTTTACAGCCGCAAAAATGTATTACCGCGACGGAATAAATACCGGATCTTTTAGGCTCACAACCGAGAAGGTTAAAGCTGGTAATAACTTTGTCCACGCTCCGAAACTTAAAAAAGGATCCAAGCATGATTCTAAGTTCATCGAGTGGCTTAAAGACTTTAGCTAGTCAACTCATAGATTAGTTGTGGTGTGTCGGGGGTTGGAGTTTTGTGTTCTCCAACCCCCACTACCCACCACAGCATTTCATAACACCGCACACCACAATTATGAAAAATAAAAAAGTAGCAGCACTAGATTTTGAAACATTTTATTCGAAGGACTATTCGATAGCGGGTAGTTCAACATATCAATATGTAAATCACCCGGAGTTTGATGCGTATCTAGTATCAATTTATTGTCCCGAGCTTGAATATGTCGGGATGACCAAGGACTTCGATTGGAAGCGCTTGGATGGGTATACATTGATCGCACACAATGCATCCTTTGACCAACGAGTTTTTGAGCGATGCCAGGAGCTTGGAATTATCCCCCTAAAACTAAAAGTTGAGTGGGAATGCTCCGCTGATATGTGCGTTTATTTTCAATTCCAAAGAAATCTAAAAGGCTCAGCCAAAGAAATTCTTGGGGTTGAAATGGATAAGGGAGTCCGCACCAACATGAAGGGTAAGACATGGGATGACATGATCGCCCTCGACGAATCTAAAGAGGTTCTTCAGTACGCATTGGATGATGCGAAATATACATATCAGATATGGGAAAAATATTCTGACAAGTGGCCTGAGGAAGAGAAGCGGCTGAGTCGAATGACACGGGCGATGGCTTATGAAGGATTACCGATAGATGTCACGCTCATGGAGAATTCTATTAATCTATTGGAGAAAAGATTATTCGAGGCAAAAAAGGCACTGCCTTGGTACGGAGAAATTGATCCGGATACCAAGAAAGAATATGTCGTATATTCCAAAAAGGCTTTAGCCATTGAGTGCCGTAAGATTGGTATCGAGCCTCCTAAAAGCTTAGCCAAGGATAGCCCGGTTCTTGAAGAATGGGTAAAAGAGCATGGCGACAAGATTTCGTTCGTAGCCGATATGCAGAATTACAATCGAATCAATATGCATTTGAAACGATTGAGATCTATGCAGGATAGACTCACGCCTGACGGCAAGATGTCCTACAATATGAAATATTTCGGAGCTGATGCTACGGGACGATGGAGTGGTGACGCAGGTTTTAATGTTCAGAATCTACCGAGAGAATCAAAATACGGAGTCAACATCCGTAACTGCATATCCGCTAGCGATGGCAACACTCTGATAGTATCTGACCTTTCTCAAATCGAGCCAAGACTAACTGCTTTTCTTGCGGGCGATAAAGATTTCTTGGAGCTTGTAGCCAAAGGCATGAGTCCCTATGAAGCTCATGCTCGGCAGACAATGGGATGGACTGGTGGTAAATTAAAAGACGAAGACCCTGAGCTTTATCTTTTGGCTAAGGTTCGTGTTCTTCAATTGGGCTACGGTAGTGGATGGTCTAAATTTGCAGATACGGTTGCACTCTATGGTCAGACTCAAATTTTAGATTCTGATTTTAGTCGTGCGGATGAATTACGATTTCAGGAATATGCCGGAAAGTATATGCCAGGAAAAGCGACACTTTACTCGCAACTTCCAGCCGATGACCGTCGTCAATGGGTCAATGCATTTATTCAAGTGATGGATTTTCGCGACAAGAACCCTAAGATTACACGGGCTTGGAAAAGTTTAGATGTTCAACTTAAGCAAACTGCGAGCGAAGGTAATGATTTTGAAATCCCCCTACCCTCTGGCCGGACACTTAAGTATTTTCGCTGTCGGCATGAGCCTGATGGCGTGACATGTGCGACTCAGAAAGGATCGATCAGAAGAACTAAAATGTATGGCGCCAATTTGTTTCAAAACAGTGTTCAAGCACTAGCGAGGGACTGCTTTGGATACATCATGAATCGATTAACGGATGCGGGATTTAAGATTGTATTACATGTGCATGACGAGGTCGTCATCGAGGTACCGGAATCCATGGCGGAAGAATCAAAATCAGCAATTGAAAAAATAATGGGTAACGGCCCTGACTGGATGCGCACTGTACCGCTCGCATCCGAGGCAATAATTACAAAACAATACACAAAATGATTATAGGACTTACTGGAAAAAAAGGGTGTGGCAAGTCTACTGTTGGTAGAATAATCGCCGAGGAGTGGAATTATGGAATCAAGAGTTTTGCAACACCTATAAAATTAATGCTTTCAGCAATGGGATTGTCGAGTGACGAGCTTTACGACCCTAAAAAGAAAGAGGAAATAATACCTGAGTTTGGAAAAAGTCCAAGAGAGTTGATGCAGCTTCTTGGAACAGAATTTGGAAGAACTCTCGTATCTCAAAACATCTGGGTTTCTTCACTCGAGCGGGAGCTGGAGGAGGAACGCAACTATGTAGTTGACGATGTTAGATTTCCAAATGAGGCAGCTATGATTCGCGCAAGGGGTGGAGTTATTGTGCGGGTTGTGCGATTCTCAGATGAAGATGAAAATGGAAACGAAGAACACGTTTCCGAAGCCGGAATAAACCCCGAGCTTATAAATTATGAGATTCAAAATATTTCTTGTTATGAAATGGATCTCAAAAATGAAGTTAACCAAGTTTTAGAGGAGATATTATTATATGGAAGTATTCGCGATTCCAAATTTAAGAGCAAGTCAGGTCAGTAAATCTAAGCCTTGGGAAGTCGAATTCGATCTTCCTGAGTTTAGAAATACTACTGAATATAAAGCATGGGCAGCTAGCCCAAGTACCGTATACTGTGCTTATTCTACTGGCGAAGGAGTTGATCCCGGCCAGCGTGTTAGTGAAGCTAATCCAATGCGGTATCTCCATGGGGTTACCGTGGATTGGGATGCTGATTTTACAGATGACGAGTTTGAGGAAATCGTTCGTCGGCTAATTGATCATGAGTATCCTGTTAACTATATCAGCCGGAGCTACAGCGGAGGAATTCATGCAGTTTGGTTTTTTGAAGATCCGATATTTTGTCATGGCAGCAAGACCAATGAAAAATTCCTTGGTCGTTTGGCCAAAGAACTGAAGCTTGATGGTCGAGATGCGATTGCTCGCGGATTTGATTCCGGCATATTTAAAAGACAACATTATCTTTTGCACGGCCATGGTTGGAAAGCAGTCAGCCCTGACGCACGGATTCCGACTGCTATGCTTCATTATTGGCAGTATGAAACGACTAAATCCTCCGACTTTCGAGGTCAGGGTGTCGTCATTCCACTTGAAGCTGTCTACGCTGAAATCCAAAGAGTCTGGCCAGACAACCAGTGGCCGACTGAATTTGTAGAAGGTAGTCGAGGACCCACCTTTTGGGATCCAGGTGGAGGGCATAAAACCAAGAATGCAGCCATTGTAAGAGAGACCGGGATGCAGGTATTCAACATGCCTAAAGGATTTTATACATGGGCTGAGATTACGAGTAATGATTTCGTAAGGAATTATGAAGTCGGCCGGATTGGAGAAGCTATAAAATCTTATTGGTATGATGGAAAAAATTATTTCATAGAAGACGGTAGTGGATCGTATTTTATAAATAATAAAGAAGAGTGTATGCTCGATCTGCAATGCCGACATAATTTATCAGGTCGTCCGGCCAGGCATGAAAATGTTTCCGAAGTTAAACAAGCTCTATTTCAAATTAACACAGCTAAAAGAGTAGAAGCTGGCCTACCCTTTTGTTTTGTGAAATCTCAAATTGTTAAGCATGAGAACCGAACTTATTTTAATACTGCTCGAGTCCGACCATTGACACCAGCCGATCAAGCTGGCGAATGGGGAGCAGAATTTCCAGTCATCGCAAAATGGATGGAGCATATGCTTGGTTCGGAACAATTAAAATATGAATTGGCTTGGTTATCGTATTCCTATCGGAACGCATTGGGTGGTAATCCAAAGCGTGGACACGCACACTTTTTAGTCGGTCCTCCAAATTGCGGAAAAACTTTGTATAACACTATTATACTCGGAGGCTTATTTGGCGGTGGAATTAAGGCGTCAGAATATTTGACCGGTAAATCTGAATGGACAGATCATTTATTTGAATACGGCATGTGGCTTGTTGATGATGAGGCTCCGACCGCATCGAATGCTATGCATACGGCATTTACAGCTCGGTTAAAAGAGCACATCGCGAACGACACATTTTTAATTAATGGTAAATTTAAGAAATCGGGTCGTGTCTATTGGCGTGGCAGAATCTCTTGCACCTTGAATGATGACCCGGTTTCCATGCGTCTGCTTCCCGATTTGGATATGAGCATCAAAGATAAATTGATGGTCTTTAAATGCAACGATGGGTTTGGATTCACTAAGGATATTAAGCATATCGTATCCGCTGAACTTCCGGCCTTCGCCTCGTGGCTTTTGGCTCATGAAATTCAGCCTGAGCTATTGGAGACTAGGTTTGGGGTGCAGGCATATGTAAATTCCGAATTGGAATCACGGGCTAGAGCGGACAGCCGATACAGTCACATCATTGAGATTCTGTCGATGTTCCGACGGACTCTAAAAGATGATAGTTGGGAAGGCACATGCTCCGAGCTTATGGTTGTACTTTCAGCAAATGAAAATAATCGGGTACTGCTCAAAGAGCTTACACCGAAAAAATTAGGTTGGGGACTTAGTCACATGCTTTCCAAAGGCTTTGGTTGGGTATCGCGTTCAGATAAATCACAATATGGGTGGAGGATTGATGGTGAAAGTTAAAGAAAACAAAAAAAAGGGATCGTTTTACGAATATAAATTTTTTGCTGAAGCGATGAAGCGCGGCTATGAAATATTTGTCCCCGCGGGTGATCACTTACCTCAAGACTGTCACTTAGTAAATAGTGACAATGAGGTATTCAGAATTCAGATAAAAGGAACTGATACTGAGTACAAAAAATGGAAAACCCCCAGATACCGGATCGCTGCAAAGACTGGTCGGAGTAAAAAGGTACAGCGTATTTCCTGTGAAAAAGTGGATTATCTAGCCGCGTATATCGAACCTCACGACTTATTTTACATTGTACCTTGCGAAAAAATTAAGGCGACAAACCTTTGGGTATATCCGGATATGGAAAGTTCTAAAGGTCAGTTTGAAAAGTATAAAGATTACTGGTCAGCTTTTACGGAAGTTTAGGCTCCCCTTTCTCAAAAAATCCAGATCTTCTTAGTCGCACGCGGACAGTTTCTTCAGAAACACCAAGCGCGTAAGCTATTGTTTTTGGGTGCATCCCGCTCGCAAATCGAGCGTAGACCATACCGTCCCAAAATTTCATTCGCTCATTCATTCGCCTTTGGTCTGGACGAAATAAGTAGCCTTTCTTATCAGGCTCTTTTTTCTTTTCCTTTACTCCAAAAGCAACTCTTACTTCCTCAGCCGTTAGGCCGAGTTTTTCAAGAA